ATTTTTTTTCCCTCTCCCCGATGTGTGAACGACTGTGAAACCATGAAATGAAAACACTAGGCAATCGCAAGTATTCGAGCACATATAGAAAGATGCGCAGAGAACTACTAGAAAGTCAGCCGATATGTCACTGGTGCAGACTAGCTCCAGCGACTACAGCAGATCACGATCCACCTCTCTCATCTTTCCCTGCACCGGAGTTGTGGCGCGGAGTGCTCAGACCAGCCTGTGCCAAGTGCAACTATTCACGCGGAGCCAAGATTACAAACGCTCGAAAGACCCAAAGGAAATGGACTCGGATATGGTAAACACTCGGATGATCCCTATAGCGGATCTGCATCAGGATCCATCAAATGTGCGAAAGCACTCGGTAGCCAACATCATGGCTATCAGCGAGAGTCTGGAGAAGTTTGGCCAGCGCAAGCCTCTGGTGGTACAGGGCAGCAAGATCATCGCAGGGAATGGTACATACCAGGCAGCACAGGCTTTGGGATGGCTAGAGATATCAGTCACCGACATACCGCATGACTGGACTCACAGCATGGCTCAGGCCTATGCGATCGCAGATAATCAAACGGCCACACTAGCTGAGTGGGATATGGCAGCACTGGCTGATCAGCTCCTAGAGCTGGAGGAGGCAGAGATCGATATGTCAGCCTTTGGATTTGATGATGTGCTGCCACTTCAAGAGTCAGCACTTCTGCCACCTACTCTTGCAGAAAGATTCCTTATTCCACCTCTCAGTATCTTTGATCAAAGACAGGGCGCATGGAGAGAGCGCAAGCGGCAGTGGATGAGTCTGGGTATAGAGTCAGAGATCGGTCGAGAGGGCGGTGTGACGCTGCCATCTCTATCAGGGCGAGTGCCTGACTACTATGCACAGAAAAATGCCAAAGAAAATACTCTCGGACACGCACTCACAAATGAGGAGTTCGAGAGCGATCATCTAGTGATATCCGAGAGCGGCGGACTTAGCTCATCTGGTACATCGGTATTTGACCCTGTGCTCTGCGAGATAGCCTATAGATGGTGGTCTCCACTCCAGGGGCAGATACTCGATCCCTTTGCTGGAGGATCAGTACGAGGTGTCATGGCAGCAGCACTAGACAGACAGTACACAGGGATCGATCTACGAGCTGAGCAGATAGAGGCAAATCGTGAGCAGTGGACAGCCATAGAACCTCGCCTGTCGCAGCCAGCATCGCAGCCGCGTTGGATCGCTGGAGACTCGCTCGATCTCGACAGCCATCTCGATCCTGGATATCAGGCTGACATGATTTTTTCCTGCCCTCCCTATGCCGATCTAGAGATCTACTCTGATGATCCGGCCGATCTCTCGACTATGACCTATCCAGAGTTTGTGGAGGCGTACCGCAAAATTATCCGAGGCAGTGTGGCCAGACTCAAAGAAAATAGATTCGCGGTATGGGTAGTTGGAGATGTCAGAGATCCCAAAAGTGACGGATGCTATCGCGGCCTGATACATGAGACTGTGCGAGCATTTGAGGATGCCGGTGCGCATCTATACAACGAGGCGATACTCGTGTCACCTGTGGGATCTCTAGCTGTTCGAGTTTCTAGGATGTTCACATCATCTAGAAAACTCGGAAAGACTCATCAGCAGGTCTTGATCTTTGTGAAGGGTAATCCAAAAAAAGCTACAGAGGCGTGTGGAGCAGTCGAGGTCGAGCCTGTACCTATAGAGGAAAGCGACCTGACTCAGTGACACACATGACTCGCCACTGCCGGTCTGGTGTAAAAGCCAGTCGAGCTGCATCCTCTGATGTGTATGACTTTTGCACATCACGCCACGCTAGAGAGATGGGATCATGCCACTGGGTCTTGTAGTAGGTACTGAATCTAACACTATCTGCCTTCCGCATAGATCAAGCAGATCACAGAAGCCAGCCGCAAGCAAGAGGAGTAGCATCAGATTATTAAGTGATGTCTGGCACTTAGATCAGAGGGGAGACGAGAGTGAGTAAGGCAGAAGGCAAGGCTCCCTCGACCGATAAGGACTCCAGAGTCCTAGAGCTCAGGAGAGCAGGGCTGACATGGCAGAGGATCGCCGAGGAGGTCGGATATGCCGATCACAGTGGAGCTCATCGAGCCTATCAGCGAGCGATCCGAGATAATTCGCAGCAGGGCAATGACGAGCTGCTGCGGCAGGAGCTAGATCGACTTGATCGGCTACAGGTAGCAGCATGGCCGCAGGCCATGAAGGGAGATGCAGCCTCCATGAGTATGATTCTGAAAATTATCGAGCAGCGTGTGAAACTGCTAGGGCTGACAGCAGATCTCAAAGTCGCAGATGCTCCAGACATCTGGGATCAGCTAGCGGCCGAGATTTCCAAGTGAGTGAGGCCGAGGGTCTGGCACAGCCCCGATGGGCATCTAGGCGAAATAAAAGAATTAAAACGCGAGGGCAGGATCTAGCAGCACTCGCAGAGGCAATGGGTTTCCAGCTGTTTCCCTGGCAGCGATATGTGGTCGATACAGCTATGGAGCATCGCAAGAATCAGTATGAATACAGAACAGTGGGCGTGGCCGTTGGCAGGCAAAACGGCAAGAGTTCGCTGGTCGCAACGCGCATCGCATACGAGGCTATCTACCCAAAGCATCGGATCGCCTATACCGCACAGGATCGCAACATGGCGAGAGCTAAGTGGGAGGAGCACACCGAGATCATCCTGGGCAGTCCGTTTCGCAGCAAGGTTGAGAGAGTGGTACGCACCAACGGAAACGAGCACCTAGTTTTCAAGAACGGATCTACCTATCAGATCACAACACCGAACAACAAAGGCGGTCGAGGTAGCAGTCTAGATCTGGTGGTGATCGATGAGGCGCTGACACATGACATGGAGCTGATCGGCGCGCTACAACCAACGCTAGCTACCAAGCCAAACGGACAGCTCTGGATCCTGTCAAACGCGGGAGATGAGAGATCTACGCTGCTCGCACACTATCGCAACCTCGCTCACACAAATCTGACAGATAAGCAGAGCAGACTCGCATGGTTCGAGTGGGCTCCCTATGCAGACAAGTTCGACTACATGGATGAGGATGTATGGAAACAGGCGATCCCATCGCTAGGTCTGCCGCATGGCGTGACGATCCAGGCAGTCAGGGAGGCGGCCAACACTACTGCTCCCGATATCTTCACTCGCGAGTGGCTAAATGTCTGGGCATCGAGTGAGGCCACACAGGTGATCGATACAACGCAGTGGGATGAGCTGATGAGATCGGATGTGATCGTGGGATCGCAGGTGTCGATCGGTGTCGATATGTCACGAGAGCGCAGTCGAGCCTCGATCGCTGCTGCTGGATCTGTATCAGGTCTCAATCCAATAGAGATCGTGGATATGCGCGAGGGTGTCGGATGGCTACTGCCACGAGTGATTGAGATAGCAAAGAAGTGGAACGCATCAGTAGTGATCGACACAGGATCACCAGCAGCATCGCTGATCGGTAGCCTGGAGCTAGAAAATATAAAGGTGATTCCGATAGGGATGCAGGAGTACGCACGCGCATGTGGCAACTTCTTTGATGCGGTGCAGTCTCGGAGCCTGTGTCATCTAGGTGATGACACTATGAGAGAGGCGATCATCGGATCGAGCAAGCGACCACTAGGAGATGCGTGGGCGTGGAATCGCAGATCTACAACAAACATCACACCACTTGTCGCAGCGACACTTGCGCATTACGGGATCACAAGCAAAGCCATCGAACGCGAACTAGTAAGGAGTAGAATATTCTGATGAAAATAAAACAACTCATAAGCACAACGATGCAGGGAGTCGGCGCAATGATAACCATTGTTGGCATATCGCTGTATTCACCAAGCCTTGCGGTACTATGTGGGGGCGTGATCCTCACTCTCTTTGGCATAGCATTGGAGCGCGATGCTTAACAAATTACTGAAGCGACAGTTTCAGGGCTCTGTAGTTTATACAAACACAGGCTATGTCGATTCCCTCGGTCGAGTAGGTCGATTCTTTGAAGGCAACTGGGCAGGCGTTTATGTAGATCAAGACACGATGCTCGGAGTACCAGCTATCTGGAGAGGCATCACACTCATATCAGATGCAATCGGTGCAATGCCATTACATGCTTATCGCGGCGATACGCTGGTCAAGCCAACACCCAATATCTTACTTCGACCGAATCCACCTTGCATACGCATGGAAACAATCGCTGCGATGGCCTCAGCACTTTTGATTCATGGTAACTACATCGCTGTTCTAGGAGAGCCTGGAGCGAATGGGCTACCAGAGTCCTTCTATCCTGTAGAGCCAAATCGAGTAAATGTATCGCGCGACAACGGGCGCATGATCTACATGATCGATGGCAGACAGTATGACCAATCACAGATTTTGCATATCAAGAACTTCTCGATGCCAGGAGCGCTCGTAGGTGTAGGCATACTCGGAGCGCAGAAACAGGCGCTAGGTAAGCTGATAGCGATCAATGAGTACGCATCTAGATACTTCGATGGAGGAGTGAGTCCATCGGCGATCCTGAAATCAGCCAATCCTGATTTGACACAGGAGGAGGCAGATGCACTCAAGGCCGCATGGATGTCGATGTATAGCTCACGCAATAGAGCACCGGCTGTTCTAAATAGCAGCACCGAGTTTCAGGTACTCAGCGACAACGCGCAAGAGGCTCAGCTCATAGAGGCTCAGCAACAGGCGCTAGTAGAGGCGAGCAATATCCTGGGACTTCCGGCCTACTATCTCGGCGCACCTAACTCGTCACGCACCTACTCAAATGTTGAGCAGGAAAATCTGCAACTGATCCGATGGAGTATCCAGCCGATCGCACAGCGTATCGAGGAGGCACTGTCTGATCTCCTAGTGCGAGGGCAAGTGGCCAAGTTTAACTTCGATTCACTGCTACGCACTGACACACTCAGTCGCTACCAGGCACATCAGATCGCGATCTCCAATGGCTTCCTGACTGTAGATGAGGTCAGAGAGATGGAGAAGCGTGAGGGATTAGATGATCCAGAGAATGCGCTCAAGGATGAGATCAGTGATGACACCGATCTAGATGATGTCGATGATGAGAGTGACAGCGAGCAGATAGCATGACTCGTATCAAGATTAATTTAGCGGCCATGCAACAGCGCTTCCACGCATGTACACCAGAGTTCATTCGTGATGTATGTCAGGCTCGATGCTGTCGCAGCAGCACTGATCCCACAGGTATCGCAGTAGTGGTCACACCTAGAGAGGCTATTGAGCTGAGAGTGCTAGGAGCGAGTGTCGATGTCGAGAGTGGGCGGGTCGCGCCGGTAAATCGTAGATGTCCATTTCAGTCCACTACATCACACATGTGTGAACTCCACACCACACCACATAAACCTCTGGGCTGTATCATCTCGCCATTTACAATCAACAATTCAAATACTTTGATAGTGCGCAATCGATATCGCAGACTTCCATGCTTTAAGGCAGAGGGATCAGTGCCAGTCTATGAGGCTCATGCTCAGTCACTTGTAGCCATGTTTGGCAGGGAGCAGGCAGGCACACTCACACACTTTGCATCATCGCCAGAGCATCAAAACGACATCTTATATTTAGATATGTCAGACGATTTGGCATCATCACTTAAGCACAAAAACAAAGCCAGTGCAGCATGAGCATCAGACAATCAGTAAGGAGACAGCATGAGTGAGATCGAGCATCGCAGTTACACGATCGATCTAGAGTATCGAGCAGAGGGAGATGGTCGCACCATTTCCGGCATCGCTGTTCCATACGATGTAGAGCAGAAGATCAGTGGCAGTCTCACCGAGGTATTCCGCAAGGGGGCGTTTGCAGATGTAGTGCGCGCGCCGTTCCGCGTTAAACTTCTACGAGGCCACGATGCAAAGGCGCTGCCTCTCGGTCGCGCAACTATGCTCAGAGAAACAGACAAGGGATTATACGCAGAGATGCGTGTCAGCAATACAGTCGCAGGAGATGAGGTACTAGAGCTCATCAAGGATGGTGCTCTCGATAATCTCTCAATCGGCTTCATGCCACTGAAGAATCGCAAGCGTGAGGATGGAGTGATCGAGCGCATCAAGGCACATCTAGCAGAGATC